AGCAGGGGTAAGAACGAGATTAAGTCACAACTAACTGCAATCTATACGAGCAAAGTGAACTAGTTCAGAAACAGTTCACATAATCACGTGATTACCTGCCGCCGTCCGCGTCGCTCTGCTCCGCTCCGCGGACGGAAACCGGGGTAACACATTACCACACTACAACACGCTATGCGCACATAAACTGACCAACAGTCATTTCTTATCACAGGCTAAAGCAATAAACAGCCGAAAAATATTTTCAAAAAACTTTGAAAAACCTATTGACATTTCTTCAAACATGTGTTAAGATATATACGTAATCAAGAAGGACACAAGTTGCAACGAAGTTTCAGACGATTACAAAAGAATATTTAAGAAAGGATAAAAGCTCCTTTCTGCGTAAATTCATTGTCAGTTTCCATATTCTCTATTATAACAAAATACAACTTGAAAGGACAAACAAAACTATGCTTACTAACACCATTACTAACTCCACAGAACTGAACAAAATGGACAGATACAACATTCTCAACTACTCCAACGGTGAGAACCTTGAAAAGGTTATCAAAGAATTCGGCAAACTTGTCCTCTCTTACCCGGACGCATGGGCAATGGTTCACACTGTGAATGACAACCCGAAGCCCGGTCAGGATAAGGAATATGACAAGCTTGTCATTATCGCAGATGGCATTCTGTATCATACTGGCTCCCAGTCGTTCACCCAGTCGTTCCTTGACATTGTGGGCACGTTCGACGCAAGCGACGGTATGGAAATCGAATGCTTTGCGAAGCCGTCCCAGAACTATAAAGGTCGTAACTTCCTCGGTTGCCGCCCTGTAGCAAAGGCAGGTGAATGATAGTGAAGTATATTCGTAGAACTGTTCAGACCACGACATACACTTACACGATTAACGAAAACGGTATTGAATATCACTTCACCGACGTTTGTGAGGGTGCTCCCACTCTCTACGCGTTGACTAAGAAGTTGCACCGCGACCACGACAATAAAGAAAAGGGCCGCGTTGTAACTTTCGTCAACATTGAGTCTATCGAAGAAAACCGCTACGAAATGTCCGTCAAGGATTTTATCGAGAACGCGGAACTCGTAGACCGTATCAAATAAACAATAAGATTTCTCCTTTCCTTAACTGCCGCTGACACGGCGGTAAACCTCCCGATTGAACCGATGACGAAAAAAAAAATTCGTCATCGGTTCTTTTTTATTTTTACACTTTATTATACCATAACGGTATTATTTTGTCAATAGAAAAGAGGGTAAAGTATGGCTAAAAAATCATCAAAAAAACTAACACCTAATCAAGCAGAATTTGAGCGTTTACTTACAAACGCAAAGCAACGCTTTAACCGTTATTTAAGAAAAGGCTATAAATCACAGTACAAGGCTAAAGATTTGTTTAGCGCTTTTGAACGTCCCGAAAGAATAACAAAGAAAATGCTCAATAAATTAAAGCAAGAACTTAAAGACATTACGGACACGGTGTTATATGCAGAAGCGCAAAACGGTGAAGCTATTTCGTTTACTGACATATCTAAAGCGGCAAGAGCGCAGTTTAACAAGTTAGGCTTTACGCAATTTACGGTTACAAGTTCAACGGGTGTTGAAAGCAATATAATTCTTTCAGTTAACCATGCACCCATAGCTAATATAAATGAAGCTGACCTTGCGTTCGCGCATTTTGTTGAATCGAATGCACGTTGGGTAACAGACAAAAAGAAACACGCAGGTATGGAATATATATTAGATGACCTAAAGGAAGAACGCAATCATCTGCAAAACCGTTATGGCAAAAATGAGGGTGACACCGTATTCGCGTACATGCTGAATGAAATCGGTGTTGCCGCCGGGACATTAACGTCACAGGAAGCGAACGACGTTAACGCGGCGGGACGTTGGCTGGGCAACTTTTACGAACACCGCGAAGCAGGTGTAGAAGAAATGATGAAACTAAATGAAGCGTTTGGAGACGTGCAAGCATGAATTATTACGTATGTGATTTTGAGACAAGCGTATACGACGGGCAAACTGACACGGAAGTTTGGGCGGCGGCATGTGTTAAAATACATACAGAAGATGTACTCGTTGTAAACTCAATAGGTAAATACTGGGAATGGGTAGAACAGTTAAAAGGCAAGAACATCGTGTACTTTCACAACGGCGCTTTTGACTTTTCTTACATTCTTGATTACCTATTGAAGCGCGACGACTACGCACAAGCAACCTACACGCCCGACGGCAAAGTTGAACACACTATGTTTTACGAAACAAATGACATGCAACCTAACACTTTTAAATACAGCATATCCGACATGGGACAATGGTATACAATGACTGTTAAAACCCATAGAAGCCTTATAGAGTTCCGGGACAGTTACAAGCTTATCCCCCTCTCCGTTGCAGACATGGGAACAAGCTTTAACACCAAACACCGTAAGAGCACGATTGAATACAAAGGTGAACGTCACGCGGGGTATAACATTACCCCTGATGAAGAACACTATATCAAGAACGACGTGCTTGTTGTAAAAGAAGCCATAGAATTTATGTTTGCAGACGGTCACAAGAAATTGACAATCGGCGCTTGCTGTATGAGTGAGTTTAAGTCCGGCTATAACCGTTTTGTTTATCAAGACATGTTCCCGAACCTTTACGATATTCCGCTTGACCCCGAGCGCTACGGCGCTATAAATGCAGACGAATACATACGCAAGGCATACCGTGGCGGGTGGTGTCACGTCGTACAAGGCAAGCAATGCAAGGTACATAAAAACGGTTTGACGCTTGATGTAAACTCCCTATACCCGTCCATGATGCACAGTGATAGTGGCAACTATTATCCCATTGGCTTACCTGCATTTTTCAGTGGCGCAGAGGGGTTAAAGGCAGTAGAAGCGGAAAGACAAGAACTATTAAAGTTGCATAACCCTTTAGTAGGTCTGTATTACTATGTGCGTCTACGTTGTCGGTTTAGACTAAAGGTAGGGTATCTCCCTTTTATTCAGCTAAAGAAAAATCTGCATTACAGGCAAAATGAAAGCTTAACTACGTCTGACGTATGGGACGAAAATCAAAAGTGCTACGTGTCCGAATGGGTAGACCAATGTGGCAAAAAGCATGACACGTATGTGACCATGACAATGACCATGACAGATTACGAACTGTTTAAAAAACATTACATTGTAATTGACCCCGAAATTTTGGACGGTTGTTATTTTGAAGCGCAACAAGGCATCTATGACAAATACTTAAACAAATATCGTGAAATGAAAATTAACGCTCCTAATAAAGGTATTAGAACCGTAGCAAAATTATACAGTAACAACCTATACGGAAAACAAGCGGCATCTACAATCAGTTCGTATAAGGTTGCTATGCTCAAACCTAACGGTGTGGTAGGTTTCTTTACCGTCGCGGAAAACGAAAAGACGCCGGGTTACATTGCATGTGGCGCGGCTATTACCAGTTACGCACGAAACTTCACAATTACTGCCGCACAGCAGAATTATTATGGTGTTGATAACCCCGGCTTTATCTACGCAGACACGGACAGCTTGCATCTCGACTTACCGTTAGACAAGATAAAAGGTGTCACATTACACCCGCGAAACTATTGTTGTTGGAAAAATGAAACCAACTGGGACGTTGGTTTTTTCACGCGCCAGAAAACCTACATTGAACACGTGACACATGAGGACGGCGAACCGATTGAAACCCCACATTATATAGTGACATGCGCGGGTGCAAACAAAACCGTTAAACAACTGTTTATACATTCCGTAGAGCAGGACTACGACACAGAGAATAACCCAGAAAACTATACACTCGAAGAACTTGAATTTATCCGTGAACCCCGTAGCATATCCGACTTTGTACCCGGCATTATGATACCGGGCAAGCTTTCTCAAAAGCGCATTAAAGGTGGTGTTATCTTAGCTGACACAACATTTGAAATGCACTGAAAGTAAAATCCCTTAGAGCATGATAACTCTAAGGGATTTTGTTATTCTTAAACGCACGTCTACACAAAGGAATTGACCGTTCATAGCCTTGTCACGGCGGCATCTTTCAACCGTGTCACCCGTGCAGGTCGATGTGCAGAACGAACGCAGAATACAAGTTAGAACGAAAGCGCTTTTAATATTGCTTCTTTAGCTTGTAAGTCCTTGAACCGCATACAGCCGTGCTCAAAGTAATACCGAAGCTTTTGAATGAGTATAAAGTTACTTGATACCATAACATAATTTAATTTATGGTCGGCGGTATCAACCGTAATTTTGAGCGGGTATTGATAATCGACGCTTTTGTCACAGAACACTATACCTAATTCTGGGTACTCACGAACACCATAGTCTATACCCGCATAGCGTATGGTTGCGACATATTTTCCGCGTCCCGTCGGCGTATCGACAAAGGATAAATCATCTTGTAAATACACACCCTCGGCGCTATACGCGATATAATCGCTCGAGCCGAATGCACGGTTGAAAGCGCTTGATTTTAAAGCTTTAGCCGCTGTTTCGTTGTAGCCCTGTTCCAGAACAAAGCCGTCACCACGCAAAAAATGCGTGTCTTTTTGAAGTCGTGTCGAAATATCCATTGCAACATAATACGGGTTAAGTATCGTTACAGGGTTAGAAATCATATATACGGGCACGTAGCGGGATTGCTTGCTACGTCCACGCGCAATAGAATTGTGAATAGAGATAAACTTTTCAACCTCTTTGTCGCAGTAGTGGTTCTGCTCGGATTGAAACTCGTCGAATATAATATTGTCAATGTCACTGAACAAATGTGAATTGCGCTTTAATTGGTCGGCTGAATTGATGGAAATTGCGTAGCCGCACGGTTCTTCGTTTAGGTACAACTCTTGGTATATGCCTTTCATCTTCTTTGCGGCGGTCATATCGTATTCGGGGAAGAATAATTCTTTTATATCCTTGAAGAACTTTTCGTCACAGCCGTCTAACTCATAGTTGAAGCGATACAGCAACGCGAACTTTTCTCCACGTTTGATAAACCGATTGACAACAAGTCTATTAAAATAGGTCGTTTTACCCGCGCTACGGTTAGAGGTACACATGAAGACCTCAGGTGTTTTGCCGTTTAGATCCTTTAATGACAATAGCTTTGTTCCGTCGTAATAATTCAATTTTGGCATTATATTTCAACTCCGTGTATTATTTTCTAATTAAATTATACCACAAGTATATTGACAAGTCAACCCTTATGTGCTATACTACAAGTATAAAAGGTGGTAAATACAACAGAAAGGATTGAAACTTTATGGACGTAACCGCTATTGTTCAGGTTGTTTCCTCTCTTGGTTTCCCTATCGCCGTTTGCTTGATTTGCTTTTGGTATATCAACAAGCTTGAGGAAACGCACAGGAACGAAGTGCAGAAGCTAACCGACGCACTCAACAATAACACGCTCATTATGCAAAAGCTTTGTGACAGAATGGGCGTAGAGAAAGAGGGTGACGAGTAATGGCAGTACTTCCGGAACCAAAAAACTATTCCGTCTACAGTATTCAAACCGTTTACAGTTTGTATGAGGACGCAGACAAAGAGCATAGAGAGGGTGCACCTGTAATACATTGTAAAAATGTAATTAAGATACCTATTGCCGAACCCGTTGCACAGCAAATTGGAATTGACACCTATACCGTCATACCTTGTATAGCGTATGTTTTCGCAAATGGTGTGATATACCCTTTAAAAATTTTTATCGAAACTAACGAGGGCGTTACAGTGGAACCTATTCGTGTACAGGCTCCCTTAGTTCAGTACAACGAGGCTTTTTTACTAACCCTCCCACGAGGGACAACGGGTATTAAAAAAGCATATATAAGAAGCCGGGTCGGGAAGCGTATTATTCAAAACGATTTGGTGTTTGACATCATGGAAGCGCCTTATAATTATGAAAATTATTTGCTTGCACTAAATCATGCCGAATTTGTAGATTTTAAAGATTACGCACTTAGCAGAATAGACTGGTCAGAGGTTGAGATCTCAAAACTTAGTACAGAAGTAAATAATCTCAAAGCAAGAGTTGCAACCCTCGAAAACAAGGTAGGTGGATAACAATGTGCGCAAAAATCTTTTCAAATGGTGTCGACCTCTCCGAACATCAAGGCACAGTCAACTTTGACAAACTCAAAGCCTCCGGCATTGACTTCGTTCTTCTCCGCGCCGGTTACGGCAGTGCAAACCGATACCCCGAACAGTACGACGCAAGGTTCGAGGAATATTACAAAAAAGCGAAAGCCGCAGGGCTTGGTGTGGGTGCATATTGGTACAGCTACGCAGAAAACGCCGACATGGCGGCAGATGAAGCCGCAAGCTTTATCAAAGCTTTAAAGGGAAAACAGTTTGAGTACCCGGTATATATCGACATGGAGGAAGACGGCATTGCAAGAAAGCTTGGTAAAACAAAATACAGTGACATCGCGGCTAAAATACTCAGCACAGTGGAAAGCAACGGCTACTGGGTAGGGATTTACGCCTCTTTGTATTACCTTTCAGACTGTCTTGACATGACAAAATTGTCAAGGTACGCCGTTTGGTGTGCCCAATGGAACGACGTTTGTCAATACGAAAACGCGGGTATCTGGCAGTACACAAACAGTCACACCGTAAACGGTGTCTCGGGTAAAGTGGACGCGGACTACGCGTATTATAACTACCCGTCACAGATCAAAGCAAAAGGGCTAAATGGCTACAAAAAGAAAAGTGACAACAAGGATTTAATCCGAACGAAGCTTGAACAGATTGAAGTTCTTGCAAATGAAATTGAAAGCTTGATTTAACATGGCAACCTATAAGCAATGTATAACAGACCAAAAGACAATCTATGAAAGCGCGGGTTATCCGTACTACGACGGCGGCGGTGAACATGGCGGCATTGATACCGTGCATGACAACTACAAAGCGTATGCACCTTTAGCCGGAAAGGTTGTATGGGCGCAGGTGTGGGACGGCAGTACCATAACGGGGAACATGTCGTGGGGCAACATGATACTTGTGGAGTTCGAACCAAACAAGTATTGGCTTGCGGCACACTTTGCGTCACAGATTTGGTCTGAGGGTGACAGCATTGCACAAGGTCAGTTTATCGGGACGCAAGGTCAGACGGGCAACGTCACTGGTACACACACCCACTGGGAATACTGGGACGGCGGACAAACAACCGCTTACAGAAAAGACCCGTCAAGCATCTTGCGTATACCGAACGGTGTAGGCACGTATAACGTTACGTGGGACGCAAGCACACCGCAACCGAAACCACCTTTACCCGACGCGACATGGCATGCAAAAAACTTGTACGGTTACTCCCGTGAGAGTTCAGAAGCGCAAGACAACGCTATCATGATTTACAAGGCTTTGGTGCAATCACTCGGGTGGACATTAAACGCCGTTTCTGCCGTCCTTGGTAACATGGAATGGGAGAGCGGGTACAATCCGTGGCGGTGGGGTTGGGATGAACCCCTCCCGTCAACGGATTATAGAAAGGACGATATAGGCTATGGATTGGTACAATTTACACCACCTCAAAAATATATTGATGCAGAAATTGCAAAGTCGTCCCCCGGGTATGCGCCGCACTTTAGTGACGTTATGGGCAGTCCCGACGACGGTACAGCGCAATGTTACTTTTTAAGTAACGCCACAAACTTGTGGTATCCTGTTAGTCCGTATAACATGAGTTACGCGGAATTTAAGGCATCTACGGAAAGCCCGGAATACCTTGCAAGTGTCTTTTTGGACACTTACGAGCGCCCGGCAGACCCGGAAGCAACACGCGCAGACCGTCAAAAGGCGGCGCGATATTGGTATAACTACCTTGGACAATATGACCCCGATACCCCACCAACACCAACGAAACGAAAATCCATGCCTATATGGATGATGTGTCTCGGATACAGAAAGAGAATGATTTAAAATGGCAGTAAAAAATCTTGAACAGTTTAAGGAAATGTTTGCGTCGGGTGATTTTACACCCGATAGAATGCTAGAAATTGCGGAAGACGTTGCGGACACGTTTAATGATTTTAGCACCAGACTGACCGCGGCAGAAGAAGCAACAGCAAAAAAGGATAAAGAATGGCGCGAAAAATATACAAGCCGTTTCTTTGAGGGTAAACCAGAGGGCAGTAAACTCGACGAACCAGAAGATGCAACCGAACGTGCAGAACATATCACGTTCAACGATTTATTCAAATAAGAAAGGATGATTTTCAATGGCAACTAAGCCGAAAGTTAGAACACTGACAAACAGTTCCGCAGACGTTTTGAATGCAATCCGCAATTCCGCGTCTATCAACTACCGTAACTATGTCCCGGTTGTGACCCCGGACGCAGACAGCATCCGCGAAATTGGCGCAATCATTATGGACATGCCCGCGTTGCAGAATGAGTTTCTGTCTGCGCTCGTGAACCGTGTCGGCAAAGTCATTATTACCTCTAAGTCCTATTCTAACCCGTGGGCGATGTTTAAGAAAGGTTTCCTTGATTTTGGCGAAACGGTTGAAGAAGTGTTCGTGGCTATGGCGCGACCGTTCCAGTATGACCCGGCAGTCGCGGAAAACGAACTCTTCAAGCGTGAAATCCCGGACGTTCAGTCCGCGTTCCATGTCATGAACTTCCAGAAGTTTTACAAGACCACAACAGAGGAACAGGATTTGCGCCTTGCGTTCCTGTCCGAAGACGGTGTATATAACCTCGTCGCGAAGATCACGGAACAGCTTTACACCGCTATGGAGAATGACGAATTCCTCGTCATGAAGTACATGCTTGCGCGTAACCTCTCCCGTGGTCAGATTAGCGTACAAACAATCAACACAAGCAACATTGATGACGCAACCGTTGCAATGCGTAAAGCGTCCAATGACCTGCTGTTTATGTCTGACGAATACAACCTTGCTGGCGTGACCACACATACACTGCGTGATGACCAGTATATCATTATCAACACCGCGTTTGATGCAACCCAGAGCGTTAAGAACCTTGCACGTGCGTTCAACATGTCCGAAGCCGAACTTCTCGGGCATATCGTTCTTGTGGACGGTTTCGGCAAGCTGAATGTAAAGCGCCTTGCGGAACTCTTTAAGGGTGACGCGAACTATTATGAGTACAGCCCGGACGAACTGGAAGCTCTCAATGAAATTCCCGCCGTACTTGTTGACCGTGATTATTTCGTGATTTACGATAAGCTCCAGCAGTTCCGCGACCTCGAGAACGTACAGGGGCTTTACTGGAATCACTATCTGCATGTGTGGAAGCTGTTCAGCGTGTCCCCGTTCGCAAACGCTATCGCGTTTATTCCAAATACCCCGACCGTCACAGGCGTTACGGTATCTCCGGCTACAGCTACGGTGTCCGCAGGTCAGGTGCTTACCTTGACCGCGAAAGTCGCAACGACCAATTTTGCGCCGCAGGCGGTTACATGGACAAGTAACAACCCGCTCGTTACGGTGTCTGCATCCGGCGTGGTTAAGGTTGACCCGACTGCAAGCGGCACGGCGAACATCACTGCGACCTCTAAGTTCGATACCACAAAGAGCGGCATGTGTGAGATTACCGTACAGTAAACTAATTCAATGTAAGTCAAAACCCTCTGGAAACAGAGGGTTAAGACTTATATAAGAGGTGTATAATATTATGTACATTGTGCCAAACAGCACCGTATATATTTTAAGCGGTATTCCAATCAATAAGAACTATCAACATACTATTTATTTTGATGATGCTAACGCGCAGTATAATTATTTTAAAAAGCACGTAAAAAAGACCTTTACGGGTGTTTCATATCAGCGTGAAAAACGTGGGTGGATGCGTGTGGAATGTTCCGCAGATGAATTGTATAATTGCAATTATATTATGTATCAAAATACCGCCTACAACAATAAATGGTTTTATGCGTTTATTGACAGCGTAGAGTTTGTCAACAACGTCACGTGTGAAGTCACATTTACCCTTGATGTTATGCAGACATGGTTTTTTGATTACACATTACAAGCGTGTTTTGTTGACCGCGAACATGTTGCAGATGATACGATTTTCACCCACACAGTTCCCGAAAATATCGGTTATGGCGAACCTATTGTAAATAAGGTGCAATGGGAAGACAACGTTTTATTTTCACCGAAAGGCGTTATATACACAGCCTCGGAAAAAGCTGAAATTATTGGTGACCCTACAAAAATACAAACAAGGGCTTATGGTGTACCCTGTAACATGTATGTTGGATGCAGTAAACAAATACAAAGTAATAACGTTGTCACGGGTGTCGATAATCTGGGCGTTATGGCAGATTTGGGTTACTATTTAAGCGCGGGTAAACAGAGTGCTTTACAGTCTGTTTACACTCTACCCGTTTTTATGTGTGACCCTGATTACACTTTGTCCATACACGGCGGTACACCACCGCAAGAACCCGCAGAACTTGGCATACACGTACTACGAAACACAGATGATATAAACGGGTATAAACCACGAAACAAAAAACTTTTCTGTTACCCTTATAATTTCTTGCGTCTTTCAAATCAAAGCGGAAGCGTACAAGATTACCGCTTTGAAGATTTTCAGCAAAGTGACGCAGACATATTAACAAATAGCGTTACTTTCAAAGCATACGGCACGGGTTTCAACAATCCACAGGTTGTTGTTGTACCGCAAAAGTACAAATTTAAGGACGAATTTATGGACGAAGCTGTCACTATTTCGGGATACCCAATGTTACCGTTTTTGGGTGACGCTCTCGCCGCATATTTGGCTTTAAATTCTAATACTTTAGCTTATCAACGTACAACGCCTATCTACAATGCCGTTAGGGGTGCTGTAGGTGGTGTGACAAACGCGGCGGCGGGTATTGCTACAGGAAATGTGGGGTTAGCTTTATCAGGCGCGGCATCTGTTTTAGGCACGGGTGTAACTACAACTGTAGATAGTATGCAGATAGAAGCAGAACAGTTAGCAAAGCAAGCAGACTTGGCAGAAGTGCCGGACACAGCATACGGATTGAGTAATGCGACAAGCGTTACAGCAGCTACAGATAATTTACGACCCACTTTTTACAGCATGTGTTGTAAAGCTGAGTATGCTAAAATCATTGACGGCTATTTTGACAGATGGGGTTATAAGTGCAACGAAGTTAAAATTCCGAACAGAAATGTTCGGCCGCACTGGACATATACCAGAACTAACGCTTGCACGATTAACGCAAATTGTCCCGGAGATGATGAAGAAATGATTTGTAATATCTATAACAATGGTATTACGTTCTGGCGCAATGGCGATGAAGTCGGCAATTATACGCTCGACAATTCGATATAAAGAGGTGATAGAACATGGCAAGTAGTTTAAGGGCGAAACATTACGGCGGTACACAAGACCGCATGTTTTGGAGCACCGCTTTTGAAAACCGACTTAACAACGATTTGTACCTTGCAAGGCTTGTTGAACTTTCCGCGTCCATGTTTGACTGGACAGGGCTTCCCGAAACATGCGACGTGCGAACACTCGAACTTGCGCTTCTGGGTAACGGACGGGCGGTGTTCTTCAAGGATGACGCGCTCGACATGTACATGACATTACCCGTAAACGTCAGCACAAGCGGCTACGACGTGTACGGACAGCCGTTACAGTTTACCGCGCGTAGCCTGTATAACAATTACAGATACCCATTGACACAGGAAACAGGCGTGATGATTTACAACAATTATCTCCGTACCCCGTCTCTGATGCAGTTGGTATCATTCGCGGACAGGCTCGGGAAAATTGATGAAATCATAGATATAAACGTCAACGCACAGAAAACCCCTATTTTGATTTTGGCAGATGAAAGCAAACGTCTGACGATGAAAAACTTGTACATGAAGTATGACGGAAATCAGCCGTTTATTTTTGGTGACAAGAATTTATCTATCAATGACTTTACAGTGCTAAAGACAGACGCGCCATACGTTGCAGACAAATTGTATGAAATCAAAACACAGATTTTCAATGAAGCTTTGACATATCTCGGTATTTCGAATACGTCCTTGCAGAAAAAAGAGCGCTTGATTACAGATGAAGTATCACGTAACATGGGCGGCACTATTGCGGCAAGATATAACCGCTTGAATGAGCGGCAAAAAGCTTGCGAAAAAATCAATAGTCTGTTCAATCTGAATGTATGGTGTGAGTACAAGGAAGACTACGATGACCGTCTGATTTTGGAAGACGCTGATGACGTGATGTATCAGAAACAGACCGAAGAAAAGGAAAGAAAGGAAGAAGACAGTGAGTAAATTTACAACAGAAGTTCGTTGGATTTGCGAAAGTTTTGTTCCAGAATTGAACTGGCAAGGTGAGTACGAACACAGCGGCTATGGTGACGTTGAGAAAGCTTTGCAAGCCGGTTATGAACACATTTTCGACTTTGATTTTCCTATCTGGAAAGAAAGTTATCGTGAACACCTGTGCAAACTTATCCTACTCCACTATTATACGCGTGAAATAGCGTATGAAACGTATGCACTATGGAAACTGCATCTTCGGGAACGGCTTGTCGCGATTATGCCGAAGTATAACATGCTGTACAAGCAAGAGGAACTTGCGAACCCGTTTGATAACATCAAACACACCACAGTGGGCGAAGATACTTCACATACTGCCGACAATGGAACCTCACACGGCGAAAGTCAGAGCACGGGGTGGAACAAGTTTAACGAAACTCCGCAAGGTGGTATTGAGGGGTTGGACACTGACAAGTATCTGACAAACGCGACAAAGACAACGAGCGAAGCATTAACCGACGGCACAGCACAAAGCACACAGGACAGTAAACGCAACACGGAATATACTTATACAGGTCGTAGCAGTGGAGACGCGTATTTCTCCGAAATGACTAAGATGTACAAGAATTATGAAAGTGTTGACAACATGGTACTACACGAACTCGAAGATTTGTTTTTCGGTTTGTGGGAATAAAAGAAAGGTGGTAAAGTATGCCGAACGATAACAAATTCACCCCCGCTGACTTTGACCCGATTTTAAAAAAGTATGACGGCATTCCGTATCTGCGCTTTTGGTGTCAGAAAGTTCTCCCTGCTGTCTATGACCAGAGTTTGAGTTATTATGAGGTGTTGTGTAAGCTTGCGGCGTTCCTTAACAAGATGCTTGAGGAACTTGAAAAGATGCAGGATAATATCGACGCTTTGCATAAAGCGTACAAAGACTTGCAAAACTGGGTGAACGCTGAAATCGCAAGATTTGAAGCACACATGGAACAGCACTTTGACGACTTGACGAAAGAACTTTGGAACAAATTTGAACAGTATAAAAATGATACAAACACTACCTTACAGCAGTGGTTTAACGACTACACTACAAATACTACAAATAATTTAAACAAAAAGTTTGATGAATTTGTAACCAACGCAAACACACGTATTGACCAGATGTTCAACACGTACACCTCGAATACGAATAACGAGTTCAACACGTGGAAAATTGATTTTACGAACCAGTATAACCAGTGGAAAAACGAAGTTGACGAACAGATTACGAACATCAATTCCAATATCAGCGATTTAACCGAACGCGTTACCGCGTTGGAAAACATGGTTAAAACATACCCTAACTTTAACTATAAGTCATTCACCATGACGGGTACAAAATATTACAAAAGGGCTATTTTGGATATGCTTTCTTTCCCGTCTGCCGGTGATAACACGATTATTTGCTACGGTGTTTGTCGTGTGTTTGGGCAAGATACGTCTGTTAGCGTCTCGGGCAACTGGCGCGAAAAATTTAATCTCACCCCCGAATCCGCCCGCGACATATCGGCAATGCTCGGCGCTACGTCTAATGATAACTGCATTAAATTTGAGCTTATGCCGCGCACGTCATATGTTTCCGCGTCCGGTGATGCTAACAACGGCGCACCGACTAATGATAAACTTATTACGGGCTTGTTGTGGGTGTTTGCCGTTTCGGGTAGCGCTGTGGGCGATGTTCCCGCGCAATTGTTCTTCAAAAATAACGGTTCTGTTGGATTTGTTTCTGATAATTCCATGTTGTTTTCCGCTATTGCTACAAAACAGGCTTTCCCGCCAAGCTGGTTCACCCCCTCCGGTGAGTGGTCGTTGTAAATAATTTATAAAACAATAGCTCGAGTGCCGTGTAGGTATTCGAGCCTTTGTTTTATTCTGCTATTTCAGCTAAAGCATCTATCAATTTCCAATATTCACAACAACCATTGTTTAATTCACAAAAATCACACCCCACCTCGTCAGTAGTGTTACAGCGGTATACCGACGCTTTATATAGATAATGGTATAGTTTCTTTGCTTGTATGCTATTATCAAAATGTAAAGCATATTTCAAATCATTCATCTTTTTATTTCCATTTTTTAACCTCCCTTTGTTCGCTATAAACAATGTCATTAATATCATCCATCATTTGATGTGTATCGGAACAATATAACACCAATGGACAGTTTTCACAGCCAAATTCATGCTCGAACAAATTGCAAGCGCACTCTAATGTTTCTTTCCAAACTTTTGCGCGTTTCGCAATTTCTTTAAAGCTAAAAATAAAGGCTATATCATCTATATTATTTACTTTTACACTCATTCTTGACCTCACAGTATTTCTGTATGATGACTTTTTCCGCTTGCTTTAAAGCGCTTGCTTGATAATCAAGCCATGTACCAAAACCCACGGGTTGTTTTGCACCCATTTGTAAACGCTTTAGCGTCGTAGGACTGCATGTCCGTCCCGCTATGCTGTAGCTGTCTGCAAGCGCCTTGCCGCAATAGCTGTATTCAATCCAGTTTAGGCAACCGTCAAGCAATTCGGTGTGCAATTCGGACAACGTGTCCGGCGCTTCTGTGTCGCCTAATCGGTTTAAAATGTCTATTGCGTATAGCTTCACGGCCCTTCTGTATGCGCCGTGCGGGGTGGTTTCATTCACTTTCTTGCGTATCTCGAGATATTTCAAGTGCCTCACGCTCCCTTATCTTTTTATTCAGGTATAATCTTGTACTATGTATATCTGTGCAAAATGCGTATATTTTACAGCCGGGCGTACACCTATGTATACATAATGCCGCAATGCTTGCAAGTCCATATACGTCATAACTTCCACCACCTTTCTACTGTCTTTAACAACTTGTAATCGTTGTACGTGCGGTCAAGCCATTCGAACAACTGGGCAAGCCCTACAAGCAGTGTTCCTGCAACTATGCTCAAGCATAACACGATAATCATAATGTTTGCACCACCCTATAAGCTAAATCTAAGCGTTTCGCTAATTTGTCAATTTCATAGCATGTCCGCGTTTCAAGTACGTCTAATTTGCCTAAAGAGCATTCGTCACAACGTGTATGACGTTGGCATATTTCGTCTTTAATGCCCAACACCCTTATAATTTGTGCAATTTCAACCTGCGTTCGCGCTTCTCTTTTAATGTTCATCATTGAACCTCCTTTCTGCTGTTAAATCTGTGATATAGCAAGCGCCCATCTGCCTTGCGGCTTTATGCGCTATGCGTTTTGCATGTGCCGCTGTCTTTGCGTATACAGGTATCTCAACTTTATATTTGCCTGTGTCCGGGTCTGTTACGGTCACTGTTACCAAATAACTGTTCATCTTCGTTTTCGTCCTTTCTCCAATTTGTGCCTATGCAACTATCTATTGCATGTACTGCAAAGGGTATTTCGGTTTCCTTGGCGTTATCTGCCCATGCGGGTTTTACAAGGTTTGCTTTGAATAGGTCTGTCCAGTTTGGGTTCATGTTTTCACCCCTTTTTATGACCTGCCTTGTCAGCACGTGTAGGTTATCTCACGTGGACGGGCGTTGTGCCCGTTTCGGCTGTTTAGAAAGTTTCCGTTTCAATTATTACAGCTTTCATCATGTAAGATTCTTCGTAGGCTTTCACGAACAGTTGAGCATCTGTTATCTTGTAAAATCTTGCTTTGATAACCATTATTGTATCTTGTAATTCTTCGCTGTAGGTCTTTGCCCATACTTCATAAATTGTTCTTTTCATTTGTTTTTACTTCCTTTCCTTTTTTCTGTCTATATTATAGCATACCCCCGCACGAAATGTGTTAACAAACGGTGAACAAATTGTAAACGATTTATTAACAAATTATGAATAAAATATGAACAAGAATACTTTCATGCTTTAATGTATTAAAGTGGGTTAGTTGTGACTTAATCTCGTTCTTACCCCTGCT